ATACAGCAGGACTTGAAAAGGCTGCCAGTGAGTTGGTTGAGTCAGTTGATCAAGATAAATTAACATCTGCTTTAGCAAATATTACAGCTTCTATAGATATAGAAAAAGTAGAGCAAGAAAAAGAACAGATTAAAAGCATATCTACATTTATACGCATGTAGAACGTAAGATAAATAAAAATATGGCTACGACTATTACAAACAATATCTTTTTTTCAGATCTTAGGTCTGACTTAGCTGTTAATCCAGCTAATGATGATGTAATTTTAAGTGTAAATGAAAAAGCTATAGAGACTTCTATAATAAATTTATTACAAACAAATTTCTATGAAAGACCTTTTCAACCAGAAATAGGCTCTAATATTAGATCTTTATTGTTTGAACTTGCTACTCCTCAAATGCAGTATAATTTAAAAGAGGCAGTTTTAGAGACTATTGAGAACTTTGAACCTAGATGTCAGATATTGGATGTTTTAGTTGAGAGTAATGAAGATGAGCATAGTTTAAAAGTTTATATTACATTTCAAGCAATAAACGCAGAAAGACCAGTCACATTCGATTTGGTTTTAAATAGGGTACGATAATGGCAAATACGGTAACATCAGTAGTAAATTTAGATTTTGATACTATAAAAAATGAACTAAAAACTTTTTTAAGAACACAGGCTAATATTAAAGATTATGACTTTGAAGGGTCAAATATTAGTACTTTACTAGATGTACTATCATATAACACCTATTTAAATAATCATTATACTAATATGATAGCTAATGAAATGTTCTTAGATACAGCTCAAATAAAAGACAGTATAATTTCACATGCTAAGGAATTAAATTACGTACCTAAATCTTCTAGTTCAGCTAAAGCTGTTATTAATGTTAAGGTCTTTCCTAATAATGACCCAGGCTCAGTCTCAATTCCAAAGTGGCATAAATTTCAATCAACTATAAACGGTAAAGTAAAAACATTTTCAACCCAGAGTGACTTGATTATTACTAAGTCAGCCAATACCACAGGCGGCGCCGAATGGATTGGTAATAATATAGAAGTATATGAAGGTACTATTATTGAAGAAACATTTGTTGTAAGCACAGCAAATAACTTTATAGCTGAAATATCTAATAAAGATATAGATACAGATCATTTAGAAGTTAATATTAAATTATCTAATACATCAAGCACTAATGCGGTTTGGTCTAAAGCAGATACTTTATTTGGACTTAGTGCTAGTTCAAACGCCTATTTCATTGAACCAGCTAAAGCTGATAAATTTAGAGTTTCTTTCGGTGACGGTACTTTCGGTAAGAAATTGACTCCAGGTAATTTAGTAAGAGTTAAATATAGAATTACATCAGAGAAAGAAGGTAATAATGGTAAAGTATTTTCTAATTTAGATTTAGTTTCAGGACAATATGGTAACGTTACAGTAACAACTGTTACCAATTCTTCTGGAGGTGCAGAAGCAGAATCTATTGAAAGTATAAGAAAAAATGCTCCAAGAGCTTTTCAAGTTCAAGAAAGAGCAGTTACAAGCAATGATTATGAAATACTAGGTAAGAGAGAATTTCCTGAAATACAAAATATTTTAGCCTTCGGTGGCGAGCAATTAAACCCACCTAGATATGGAAAAGTTATTTTAGCTGTTGACATGAAAAATGCAGACGGCGTTCCAGCGTCTACTAAAAAATCTATATCAGACTTCTTTACTAAAAAAACACCAGTGGGTATAGATGTAGAAGTTGTTCAACCAGAATTTACATTTTTAGAAGTAGTGAGTGATATTAAATATAATATATCTGTTACTGCACAGAACTCTGATACTATTAAAACTAAAGCTCAAAATGCACTTCTTAACTTTGCAGAATCAAATATTAACGCCTTTAATTCTAAGTATAGAAACTCTAAAGCATTAAATTCAATGGATAACAGTGATAATAGTATACTGTCTTCAGAATTAAAATTAAGGCTATTTAAGAAAATAACCCCAAATTCATTATTGGCAGCTTCTTATGAATTGCTTTTTGATAATGAGCTACAAGCAGATGATATTTTTAATTCTACTACATCTAAAGCTTTATACTTACCTGCTATAGAATCATCTTTATTTACCTATAAAACAGATACAAATGCTTTCTTTATTGATAATGGAACAGGTGGCTTAAAAATAGTAAAATTAGATACAGCTAATAAGTTTGTTGAACTATTATCTGATGCTGGTACTGTAAATTATACTACTGGAAAAGTAGATATTAACTCTATACTAATTCCCTCTTTCAGTGGCGGTATCTTAAAAATATTTGCAAGGGCTAAAAATAAAGACTTATTAAGTAAGCAATCAAATATTTTGCAATTAAATTCTGAAGATATTTCTTTAAATGTAATACAAGAGAGATTATAATATGTATAGTCCTGAGTTTATTTCAAACTTTATTGAAGATCAATTCCCAGAAATATTCAGAGAATCTAACTCAGAAATTGTGCAATTTGTACTTGCTTATTATGAATGGCTTGAAACATCTAATCAAACAACTAATGTTCTTCGTAACTTAAGTAAAAACAGAGATATAGATGACACCATCTCAGATTTTATAATTCATTTTAAGAAAACATTTCTACAAGGCACACAATTAGAATCTGAATCAGATGAACGATTCATGATCAAACACATTAGTGACCTTTATCAATCTAAGGGCAGTATACGTTCTATCGAACTTTTAATTAGAATGTTATTTGGTCAAGAAATAGAAGTTTTCTTACCTAGTTCAAGAGTTTTAATTCCTTCACAGAGTTCATTTACAAAACCAGTATACTTAGAGCTTTCACCATCAGAAAGAACTCGTAACTATATTGGTAAAGAAGTAATTGGATCTAGCTCACTTGCCACAGCGTTTGTAGAATCAGTTATAACTAAAGTAATAACTGGTAAAAGAGTTACTTTAGCATTCTTATCTAATGTAGTAGGTAATTTTCAAACTGGTGAATTTATAAGTGATGATGGACTTATTGAAGATGCTCCAAAAATGGTAGGTTCACTTACTAATATAAGTATCACAAATGGTGGAAGATTATTTCAAGTAGGAGATACTTTTAATGTTATATCTACTTCTGGTAAAGACGGTAGAGCAAAAATTACCGGGGTACAAGATGCTACAGGTAAAGTAGATTATACATTAGCTAATGGAGGGTATGGATATACAGTATCTAATACTTATACACGTACGCTATCTTCTAACGCTACTTTAGTAGTTAATAATACTAGTAACTCTAATACAGAAATAGATGACTTTTTCTTATTTGAAACAGTAAGTCAACCGCTTGCTAATGTTACCTGGACATCTGGAATGACAGCAACTAATTTTATAAATGCAGCTAATAGTGGCAGTTTATTAGTTGGTGTTAACATTGCGTCAAATACAGCTGTTGCTAACGGGCATTGGGTACAGACCGGTACTGGTAATTTAGTTACTATTATGGTAGCTAACGGTAATTTTGCTCATGCTGATTTTATTCGAGTTGGTGCAATCAGTAATGTTGTAAGTAATGTTGCAATTGATACAGTTGTTAATGCTACAGCTACAGGTGAATTTATTGGAAGAGAGGTAAGAGAAACTGCTAATGTTATAGGTTTAAATGCAAACAATAAACCGTTTTTTAAAGGACCTTATACATATGTTGTTGGGTCATCTAGTAATACTTATGCTAACGTAGCAAATACAGGTACAGGAATTGGTGGTGATTACGAAGTTGGTTCTCTTGGCACACAAGAAACACTATCCCTATTTACTGATATTATTGGAGCTAATAATACAGCATTAAATCCAGTACCAACATCTAATGTGCATGTTAACGGATCAAACTCAGGAGTAGGATTTGTTGATTCAGTAACTATAGATACTAAAATAGGTATTAATAATATAGCTAATTCCGGAATGCCTTTTGCAGCTAACGGTACCTTTTCAGCTGGTGATTATATATTTGAAGCTAATGTAGTAGTGAATAGTATTGCAGTTACAACAATAGGTTCAGGGTATAGTAATTCAGATACAGTTGTATTTACAGGAGGCAGTCCAGGGACTGTCGCTACAGCTAATATTGTAACAGATGGTAGTGGAACAGTTCAAGGAATAGAAATATCTAATAACGGTATTCAATATGAGAGTGTGCCTGCAGTTACTATTACTTCTTCTGGAGCTGGAGCTGTACTTAAGGCAAGAATGAGAGCATCCGGTAATTCAATTGGAGCTGTAGGAACTATTAAATCAATTAATGCTACTCATATAGTAGCTAGAAATTTATCAAACGGGACTTTTACTAATAGTAGAACTATAACTAATGAAGGTGTTAATGCATTTGCTAATGTTACTTCTTCATCTTTAATGGGTGGTACAGGATATGCTCCATCAGATACAGTTACATTTTCTGGAGGATCACCTAACGTAACAGCAACAGGAATATTCTCAGCTAATGCAGCTAATTCTGGTTCTGTAAATAGTATAACTTTAAATGAACCTGGCTCAGAATACGACTCTAATGCCACAATGAGTATATCAACATCAACAGGCACCGGTGCTTCATTATCTGTAAATATGGATTTTGGCTACGGTTTACCAAAATCAGGTCAGGCAGATTTAACTACTATATTATATAATGCCCTTACGTTTAGTACATTTACTATTGGTACTATAGAATCACTTAACTTTATTAATCCAGGAAGCAGTTATAATTTAGATCCTGTTCCTCTTGCTCATAATCCTTATGTAGCTGGGTTTAATAGAAGAGATATAGTATGTGTTATAGGTAATAGAAACGGGTTATTTATTCCTGGTGAAAATTTAGGCCAGACTTTATCTTTAGCTGGGTTCTTAGTTTTACATAGTGGTAATGTAACTCTAGATGGAGGAGCTGCTATTACTATAGGAGAAGGTGTCTCTCAAGTAGCTACAGGAGCTACTGGTGTTATTGAATCATCTAATGCTACTCATATTAAAATATCAAATCCAATAGGTACCTTTAATGATGCTACAGATATTATAACTCTTTCATCTAATGCTGCTGTTAATCCCGATTCTTCAGGTGTTACTGCTAATACTATAACTTCAATTGCTACAGGAAGATATAAATCAACATCTATTGTTAATGAAGTTGAGCAGGTAAAAATAAGAAGATTAAAATTTGGCCAGGCTTTTGTTGCTGGAGCATCGCTCACAGGCTCAACATCTGGAGCAACTGCTGATGTTTTATTTGCTTACCAAGACGACACAACTTTACCAATTGGATTAAACGCTGTAATTAACGCAACTGTTATCACCGCAAACGGAGTTGCATCTAATTTAGAAATAATTGATTCTGGGTATGGTTATGAGGCTAATACTATAGTACAATTGCAGAGCAATGATACACCATTTATCGTAACGGGAAAAGCATTTACAGGTAAACAGGGAGTAGGTGCTGGTGAATGGAGAGATAGAATAAGTTTTATTAGTGATGTTTCAAAAGTCCAAGATAGTAATTACTATCAAGAATATTCTTATGTTGTAAGAACTGGTATCGCGTTAGCTAAATATGAAGAGCAACTTAAAGAAATATTACATGTATCAGGTACTAAGTTATTTGGTGAGGTAGTTAAAGTAAGAGAATCAGATACGTTGACATTAGCATCTGCAAATGCAACTATAACAACGAGTTAATATGGCACATAGTTTTATTACAAATAATTTTAAAGTTTCGAGCGCTGAGCAGTTTAAAGAGTCATTAACTGAACCGGCTAATACAATACTGTATCTTTATTATGGTAAGCACACACCTTTTCCTAACGGGGATGTAACTCCAGCATTTGAGGAGTCTGTTAATGCTATCCATTATGAATCATATAGAAATATGATTGGTGGTAAAAAGATTGATAATGTAGATGTTATGCATATGGTTAACAGAAAAGATTGGTCAAGTGGAACAGCCTATTCAATGTATGATGATACTACTGCACATTTAGATGAAACTGATTTTTTTGTAATAAGACAAGAAACATCTAATTATAATGTCTTCAAATGCATAGATAATAATTATGGTGCTAATTCAATTCAAGCGCCCTCATTAACAGAAACAAATGCTAATGATACAATTTATATAACTGCTTCTGATGGTTATCAATGGAAATATATGTATACAATTCCAGAATCAGTATATGATAAATTTACAACAGATGATTATATACCAGTTATTGCTAACACAGATGTTATAACAAATGCTATAGATGGATCTATTCAGGTAATTAAGCTTACTGATGGAGGTAATAATTACTCAAGTTATGCAGAAGGGTTTGTTACTCAATTTGGTGTAGCTGGAGACAATAAATTAATCTCTTTATCTGGAACAACAAGTACCGTTCTTAATGTAGGTAGTACCTCAGGGTTTGTTAAAGAGGAAGTTACTACTTCATTTGTAAATGGTTTAAGAATATTAGACGGGGGTGCTGGTTTTACTACATCAGATACTATTGCTATAACCGGGTCAGCTACTGCTGTGGCTACAGCTAGTATTTCTAGTGTTGATAGTAATGGAGCTATTACTGGAGTTAACTTAACTTCAAGAGGTAAAAGTCATTCAGGTACTCCAACTGTTACAGTTACAGGAGCTTCTAATACAGCAGCTGCTTCTATTTTAGCCAGTTTAGGTACAGCTAATGGTGTTGTTATAGATTCTAATTCTACTCATTTAACTGTCTCATCTATAAGTGGGGTAATAGACACAGCGGATGAAATAACAGGCACAACATCATCTACTAAATCTAATATAACAGCTGTAACTCAGATAGGTGATAAACTTTCTTCTAATACAGACTTCTATAAAGGATCATCTTTTTATATTGAATCTGGTACTGGAGCAGGTCAAATAGGTATAATCGATGAATATATAGTTACAGCAAATGAAAAAAGAGTCTTACTTGCTTCTGAATTAGATAATTCCTTAGCTTCAGATAGTAAATTTTCTATCAGTCCACAAGTTATAATTACTGGAGATGGATCAGGAGCTGTAGCAAGAGCACGAGTTAATAGTTTATTAAATGCTAATGTTGTAGCTAATGTAGAAGTAATAAATGTTGGATCTGATTATACATATGCAAATATAGCAATACAAGGAAATACTGGTTTTGTAACCAATGCAGTTTCAAACAGTTATTTGACCACAACAGCTGCCGCACGAGCAGTAATATCACCACCTAATGGGCACGGATCAAATAATCTCTCTGAACTTTTTGGTAATAAAATAGGTATTAGTGTTTCATTATCTAATACTGAATCAGGGACCTTAATTGCTAATAATGATTTTAGGGAAATAGGTCTTATAAAAGATCCGTTATTTGCAAACGGTACCCTAACATTTTCAGCTAATTCAGCAGCGATAAGTTCTGGGCTAGTTGTAACAGGTAGTACTAGTAACGCGACTGCTACTGTTATTTCAGTAGCGGCATCTGATATTGCTGTAAAAGATATAAGAGGCTATTTTAACTCAAGCGAGACAATTACCTTTACAGGTGGTAATGCTACTCTTAGCGCTGTATCACAGCCCACTACTACATTTAGACAGACACATAAATTTATATCAGAGGTATCTTATTCAGGTACTCAAGGAACTGGTTTATCTGAAGACGAGAAAGTTTCACAGGGTGAATCTTTAGCTTCGGGTTTTGTTCTTTCACACCCTGGAGCAGCTGATGGATCTATTGAATTAACTGATGTTAGAAATAACTTCTTACTGTCTGATGTCTCTGGGGGTGATAAATATTTATCAGGAGCTAATAGTGCTGCAGAGTTTAAAATAACTGATGTTTCCCTACCACAATTAAAGAGTGGATCAGGAGAAATAATCTATAAAGAAAATATTTCAGCGGTTTCAAGAGATAATAACCAAACAGAAACATTTAAATTAATATTAAAATTTTAGGGAAGTAGATGAGTTTAGATACAAATTTCAACGTAAGTCCATATTACGATGATTACGATGAAGATAAAAAGTTCCAGAGAGTACTTTTTAAACCAGCCGTAGCATTACAAGCAAGGGAACTTACTCAGCTTCAAACTATATTACAAAACCAAGTAGAGAGGTTTGGTAATAATATCTATAAAGAAGGAACAATTATTGAAGGTTGTTCTATTACTCTTGACCCAGCTTTTGATTATGTTAAAGTTTCTGATCTGCAGGTTGATGGACAACCAGTTGCACCATCTACATATCTAACCTTATATGCCAAAGGTACAGTTTCAAATGTAACAGCTCAAATTGTAGCATACGCAGACGGTCTTGTATCTCAGGACCCTAACTTAACTACTCTATATGTTGATTACCTAACCACAGGGTTAAGTA